TCGGCGACTTGCTGCATGGCCCAGTCGCCGCGCTCGTCCTTGCCGAAGCGGACGGTAGCGACACCGCGGCCGCCCTCGATGCCGACGCTCTCGACAACACCGAGCAGATCGCACATGTCATGGTTGAAGAGCAGCGGCATCGCCGCCTGGCGTTCGCCCAGACGCATAGCGCCCTTGGCATGGCTGAGCACCTCGGTGCCGTACCACATATCGACTGGGGTTTCGGAGCTGAAGCTGAGCGCCACCGTGCGCGCTTCGATATCGACGCTAGCCGCCTCGCTGCGCAGATTGATAAAGCGCCGCTGCGGCCCGAGCTTTTCAGGGCGTTGCTTGATGGTCATGGTGACTCCAGAAAATAAAAAACCCGCCGAAGCGGGTTGTTGTGATCACGGTGGGGAGGGGATTAGGTTACGCCGCAGCCTCGTAGGCTCCGGCAGCGCCAGTGCCGTCTGTGTTGCGGGCGGTGCCGGAAATGTCGTAGGCCAAAACGTGCTTTCCAGCAGGAACGCGGCCCTTGATGTGGGTCGCCCCGCTGACGGGCCGGTAGTCGCCGCCGCTAGCCGGGGAACCCTTTGGCGCAACCGTGTAGTTACCGAACATCGCCATGATCTGAGCTTGCGTGTAGCCAAGGGCTGAACGGAAAAGGTTGTATTCGCTGCTCGATAGCCACGCATTTCCTAGATACGGAGTTGTAACATTGTCGTTGTGCGGAGCATCATTAGCCGCCCGACCTACATCACCAAACAAATTCACGTTCCCGACATTGCCGACAGAGTACATATAGGCCATTGAGCCAACTGAGCCTGCGGCATTGGCGCTGAACGTATCGCCCTTGATATTGTAGTTATCCCAAATGTTGTACTTGGACACGCCTATTTTCTGGATACCAATAGGAACCACCTTAGAGGCAACGATGTCGTTATACATTCTGGATGCACGTTCTCCAACGGCTGTATTGTGCATCTCGACGTAATTTGTAATGGTCGTCAAATCACCATCAGAAAAGACATTCTCCGACCATACATCGCCATAGTTCGGGTAAATCTCATAAAGATTCTGAACATTGGCGATGCCGCCATTGACCGTGTTGGCACTACCCTTATACATGAGCAGGTTATAGACCCGATTGTTATAGATGATGCGACCGTGATCACCGTCCCCCGTTGCCGATATCTCAGACTTAATCCGTTGCAAGGGCAGATTACAGCCGACGAATAGCTTGGCACAAAATCCAAGGTTGTCCAGTATCTTTCCAGTAGATGAAGTGACTCCTATCATGCTGGCGATATTGGATGTTGCGATAGGTATGGCCGAAAGATTGAATGCCCCGTTAAGCACAATGTTCGAGAAATACGCAGTTCCGACCGATTCAAGCAGCGTCGGTCCGCCAACCTGATTGAGTGTCAGATTATCCAGGCACAACATTGTGCGAGCCGTACCGTCGCACTTGAAGGGTGCATTTCCATCGGTGGTGACTGTCAAATTACGATAGCGCAGCAAAGAAGGCGCGGTCAGCGAGAAGCCAATGCTCGGCGCAAGCGTCACCGTTCCGGCCAGTGGGTCTTTTTCGATGGTGCACCACGTATTGCCGGGGAAATTTGGCAGGAAATTTGTAACCGAGTAAGGAGATCCAGCATCCATCAGGCGAATGAAGCCGCCGCCGAGGTCGTTGTGGCTTCGGTTGCTGTTGTTCCATGCACGCAGAGCCACGGCTGCGGCATAGATCGTGCTGTACGGGTTCGCCCGTGCCGTGGTGGGGTCAGACGATACCTGCGGGGTGCCTCCGCCCGTGCCGTTGACGTAGGCATATCCACCACCGTATGCACTGGTTCTATCATTCAATACACGTAGCAATGTTTGAGGCAAGCTGGTCGGCCATGCCACACCATCGACTGACAGATCAAGAACAGAACTTGCATCACCGAGCCACGGATAAACCTGCGCGTTGATGTTGCACAGCGTAGCCGCTGCAAGCGTTGAAAGGTCAAGCGTAGCCTTCCAGACCTCGGGGATATTGCCGTGGGTAACTTTGGCTGACAGAGCGGTAGATGCTACGGTAACGACAGGGCTTGTTGTCGTGCCATCATTCGCGGAATACTTGATACAGGCTACTTGCCGGCCCGCCGTGGCATGACGATGGAAAGCCACTGATTCTGTATCGAAGGTATTAACCCCAAGATTCGATTCAAGCTGTGGATTGATCCAGCCAAATAGCGGCTTTGTGTAGGCCAGTGTCGCGTTATTGGTCTTTGTTTTGGCGTTTCCGGCAACACTGGATGGATAGAATCCAGATGCAAGCGTCGCCGATACGATAGTAGTGCCAGAGTAAATCCAGTCGTCGAGAGTAACGGAGATGGCGAGGTCAGTGCCATCCGTGACGATCATCTTACTGTCTCCGTTCGGATACTGCCGCCGCAAGTGCGCGACACCGTGAATGGTGCGCGATACGGTTGTGACATTTCCGTCTGCGTCGTAGCCTGGATCGATGACGGTAATTACCAACTTGGTGGCATCACAGGTTCCGACCAGGCTGGTCAACCCCTTGAGGACGCAGATGGCTACCCAACCGTTGCCGCTGGCACCGATGGACGACACGGGATCAATCGGTGTGGCGTCCGCGATGGTGATCGACTTTAACCCACCCAGAGGCACCACGACTCCAGAACCGGCCATGATCGCCGCTAGCATGCTAGCCCGAATACCCATTATGCGGCTACCTTTTGTCCAGTGACAATGTAGCTATCAGCGGCAATCTGCATGACAGCGCAGGTATCGTAGGTCGCGCTGGCAGAGCGTTGATCGACCCAAGTGACGGCGGCGTGCGTGAATTCAACGGGGCCGCTGATCGCGCAACCAAAGCCAAGTGGCAGGCTGGCGGGAACCGTCAGTGTTTTTGCAGAGGCACAGGTCAGCACCATGCCGTTATCGGTTGCAGCCAGTGCGCGATCGGCGCTCACAGCGTAGGGGTGCGCGTCGCCGCCGATCTGGACACCGCCTACGGTAATTCCAATCCCCCCGGTGACATCAGTAATAGCTTCGACCGGAGAATGCGAGGATTGCGTCGGATCAGTGCCAACCCATACCGCGGCATTGCGATTGACCAGCTCGTCTTCCCACGCTACCGATGGTCCGGTCATCGTACCGCCGGCCAAGTAGTCGATACCGCCGACTTTAATGTTGGTGAGCAACTTGATCGTCATTTGTCATTCTCCTGCGTACCAGCGTCGCTGGCGGGTTCATCGGATGCAGCGGAGTCATCGCCGTCTGGTTCGGCCGGTGTAGCCGGCGCGCCGTCGGCTTCTTCGGCAGGGACATTGGCCTGACCGGTGCCCTTGAGATCGGTCTGTGCCGGATCGGTGTCAAAGATGAGATCGTTGTCGGCCATCATGTCCAGCTCTTGGCGGCGCGACTTGAAGACGTCTTCGGCATCCTGGCCGCCGCCGGTCTGGGCGATGACATCGGACACCGTCATGAAGCCGCTGCGCACGGCGATCTTGAAAGCATTGACTTCCTTGGTCGGATCGATCCAGCTCCAGCCGCGGGGCTTGAAGCGGACCTTTTCGTACTTGGACGGGCTGACGAAATAGTCGGCCACCTTGACCTCGCCAGCGAGCACGGCCTGCGCCAGCCATTCGCGGTGAATTTCTGCCAGACAATTACGGATCAGCCAGCCCTGCAGCACGCGCCACAGATCGCGATCGTCGAGCAGCGCCAGGCGCGAGCTGCTGTAATTCGATTGCGAATAGTCGCGGGTCAGCGATTCGTAGCTGGTGCCGACGCCGGCGGCAAGGCTGCGTAGCATGTGGCGCATGAAGCCTTCCATGGCCGTATTCGGACTGCTCGGATTGAAGCCCTGAAAAGTCTCGCCGGGAAGCAGGTGTTCGATCTGTCCAGGTGACAGATCGGTGAGGCGTTGGCCGTTGACTGTTTCTTCGCCGGTGGGCGTTTCCGGGCTCTGAATGAAGCCCATGACGGCAGCACTGGCGCGGGCCTTGACGATCTCGCCTTCTTCGTAGCCGCGCAGGTCGTTGAGCTTGCGCAGGACGGCATGGAACCAGGGCACGCCACGCGTTTGCGGCCAGCGCTCGAGAATGTAGAGGTGAATCATTTCTTCGGCCGGTACGCGAATGAACTTGCTCGGCACAAAGGTGCGGAATTGATAATCGCCGGGGTGCGTCGGGTAGAGCCAATACGCGGTGGGGCGCCCCCATTGATCGATCTCGACGCCCATGCGGATGGCGTTGCCGTTGGGCGCCTGAGCGGTCTGCCATGTATCCATGAGCCGATCGGCTTCGAGGACCTCAAGGGCGAAGTGGATCTTGCCGCCACCGAAAGGTTGCTTGACCTTTCGGATCAGCACTTCGCCGGCTTCGACCAGCTGCCCCATGACCAGGCGGAGGATGTCGGGCAGGCCGAGCAGGCCGGCGGTGTGACAGGTCTTGCGGTCGGTCCAGCGCAGCCAGGCGTCTTCGATCTGGTTGTTGGTGGCATCGATCAGCTTGCCACGGGCATTGCAGACCTGCGCCTGCAGGCCGATGCCGGTGCCGACGACGTTATTCTGGACAATGCGGATGACGTTCTTGGCGTGGGCATTGTCGCGCACCAGTTCGCGCGAGCGGGCGCGCAGCAGGCGCAGGCTGGTGAGGATCTCGCTGTCGGCGCTGGTGTTTTGCGCGTTCCAGTCGGCAGTGAGGCGATTGACCTGGGCGCCGCCGTACATGCGCATGGCCGGTGCCTGGGCGGCTTCTTCCTTGCGCTTGAGGATGGCGCGCTCGTTGTTCCATTTGGCGAGGATGACGCTGCGTTTGACGGCAACGCGCTCTTCGTTGTACCAGGCGCCCATTTAGCGGAACCTCACATGCAGTTTGCGCGGGTTGCCGAGGCCCTGGGCAACCGCCTTGGCGCCCTGTTCGGCGAGCACCCGGGCTTTCCAGTAGCTGATGGCCTCGAGCAGTTCGGCGGCGGTGTAGTACTTGGCGCTGCGGCTGCCGATGGTGTATTCCTTGACGCGCACACCGCTGCCGGTGAGATTGGCCAGCGCCGCCTCGGCATCGGCCAGACTCTTTTCGGCGAGGCTGCGGCCGTCATAGACCGCGCTGAGCGTTGCCAGGTTGGCGGTGATGATCAGCTCGCCGGCGCCGATGGTGACGCGCTCGCCGGTCGCAGTCAGGGCAGCCTGCCACCACCAGGTGCCGGGCGTCATGCCGGCGGATTGCGTGGTGGTGATCGATGTTTTCCAGCCGGAACCATCAGCGACGGCGGTCAGGGTGATCGGCGTGGACGGCCCGGCCAGGACATAGGCGAGCGCATAGGCCGGGGCGGTGTAGGATTTGCCGTTGACGTCGGTGAACGGATCGTCGCCCCAGGTCGCAGAATCGCCCTGTTGCAGTGTGCCGGGTATGTTCATGGGCTACTTGAGGGAAAGAAAAGTCAGTTCGCGACGAAAGATGTCTGGGAACTTGTCATGCACGGCGGCGACCAGGGCGTCTTGCACGACCTGGTTCATGAAAGCGCTAGGGATGGCCGGGCCGAACAGCTCATCGATGGGCAGGCCGTGCCAGGCGCTGCGCCCGGTGCCGACTTTCTTGTGCTTGGCACCCTTGCGATAGAAGACGCCTTTATGCCCGCTGGGCATGGTGGCGATGAAGGCGCCGTTGATAATCCGGCGGCCGTTCTTGACCTGGACGCTGACGCCGGCCTTGGTCTGGCGGGCGCCGTAGTTGATGAGGCCGATCGGCCGGCCCGTCGCGCGCACCGTGGCCACCAGCGTCGAAGCGCCAGCGCGGTCAATGGCGATGGCTTTCTTGATCTTGGCAGCGGGTAGCCCGTAGCCAGCAGCGCGGATCTCGCGGGAGGCCTGCACCTTGACCTGGTCGGCGGTCTTGTTGAGGGCCCGGACCAGCGCCTTTTCGCGGACTTCGTCGGGAAGACGGGCGAGCTTTTGCAACGCCTGATCGATGTCGATCGTGACGTTGAGTTTGATCATGGCCGGACCCGGAATGCAAAAAGCCCGCGGCGGCTGGCGCTGGCGGGCTTGGTGTGTGTCGTTTGGTGACACTGGTTACATCGTGCCGGAATTGTTGCATTCCAGTTTCCGCTTTGTCAAGCGGTATCGCAGGAATTCTTCATGACTTCGGGCGTTTTTCGACAAGTTGCAAGGCGGACATGTGATCTGAATGTTCCCAGGGCCATTCGAGCCGCCCCTCGATAGCGGTTGAATGTGGTCGACATGAAAGGCCACGCCGTCCAGATCCGTGCCGCAATAAACGCACCTCCCCTCCTGCGCCGTGTATTTGGCGCGCAGATCCTTGCTGGTGAAATGATCCGGGCTGGCGGCGATGAGGGCGCGGCGTCGTTGCCCTTTGGCGCGGCCGCGCGCCAGATCGCAGAATCGGCATAGTCGTTTTGCGCCATTCTTTCTGGCAATCCGCCGCCACATTTCCCGATTCGCCAGGTAGAAGTTATCCGGCTCGGCTTCTTTCGGTAGCCGCATGATCGGGCCATTGCATTCGGTGCAGGTGATGGACTCGATAAATGCTTGACGGCGATAGGCGATGAGGATCTTGCGCATCAGCGTGGAATTGGCGGACGCGGCCATCACCAAGCCGTCGCGAAATTGTTCAGGCGCATTTTCACTGCAGAATGCGTACTGTCAAGATTGGCATAGAGCTTCTTTTTACTGACGCCCATTCGCGCGGCTATTGCCTCGCTTTTGCCACCGATGATGTAGAACTCCGCGCACAAGGCGCGCTGCTCCTGGCTGATCTGCGCGACGGCACGGTCGATATCACGCAAGGCTTCGTTAGAGCCTAAACCAACGCCGATCGGTACGCTGCTCCCATATCCCCTGCCCGACGCACAATCCTTGAACATGGGGCTTACCGAGGGGAAGCCGATACTGCATGTGCCTTGACGCAGGCACCACTTCCCCCAAATCGACAACTGTATATGGATAATCTCGATCACGATTGCCCCTTGGTTTGTCGTTGTTTGGCTTGCTTGACCAGCTTGCGGATCCGCCGGGCCTTGCGGCGGCGCTCGCGTTCCTTGAATTCCTTGTCGGCTTGCGCCATCCGCTCGCGCGTGGCGCGCAGCCGGTCGAGCGATTCGGCGGGATCGCCCCATAGCCAAGAGAATGCCGGAGCGCTCATCACCAGTTCCCCGCGAAGCCACCGGGGCGGCGTGGTGCCGGCGGCGGCTTCAGGAGGCTTGCGGTCTGCACGGCGCTCCCCTTGCCCTGCCGTTCGGCGCGATCCTTGGCGCGCTGCGCGAGGCTGATGCCGGACAGGCGCAGCGCGGCCAGCGCGTAATTCAGACAATCGAGCGCTTCGTTGCGGGCGCGCGTCTGCACCCATTCGGCGACCGGGCGGGTGCCGCGCATCTTGGTGACGAGTTTTTCTGCGCTGAGCTGGGCGAAGTATTCGTCGTCGAAGCTCGGGTCGTTGGGGAAATGCACATAGCCGGGGCCGGGCTCATGGATCTTGAGGCGGGCGAAGAGCAGGGTCTTGGCCTGATCGACGCCGACCGGATGAACATTGACGCCTTTCTTGCGCCGCTGACGCAGGCGCTGCAGGCGCACCTTGGGGTCTTCGACCAGCGGCCGGCCGGGACCGGGAACACCCTTGACGGCGTAGGCCCAGCTGCGCTTCTCGACGAACGCATAGACCATGCTGGTGTTGTAGCCGCTGTCGATGGCGGCGGCTTCGACGTCGAGTTCGGCCAGCTCTTCGGCGAGCTGAGCCCACACTTCAGGCCGGGCGGTGTCGCCGGCGAGGATCAGATGATCGAGGACCCAGCATTGTTCGCCCTCGCCCCAGTCGGCGATGGTGGCTTCGAGGCGGTCTTTCTGCACGTCGACGCCGGCGCTGCGCAACAGGCGCGGGTAGTCTTCCGGGTAATCCTCGAGCCGCCCAAGCAGACCAGTGGCGTCGATCTTGTCGCCCTGCTCTTCCCATGGTTCGCCGAGGTTGGTGTTGATGAAGGCCTGCAGGGTGTGCGGCGCCTTGACGGCGGATTGCCAGTCGCGCGCCAGGTCGAGCCAGGCGGGGCCGAGGCCGATCGGCGCGAACAAGGCCGAGAGGTGATAGCCGCGCGTGCGCACCTCGGGGAATTCGGCGACCCAGCGGCCGGCGGCGAGCATTGCCGGCTTGTGGTGCTCCTGGATCTCGGCACCGCAATCGCGGCAGATGTACCAGGCGGCAGTGACCGCCGCATTCCACTTGAGCCCCCAGTCGAGGCGGGCGCCCCATTCGAGATACTGGTAGGTGCCGCAGTGCGGGCACGGCAGATGATAGCGGCGCTGGTCGGAGAGCAACCATTCGCGATGGATGAGGCTGCGCCCGATGATGGTGGGCGTGCTGATGAAGACGCGCTTGGCGCGGGCGAAGGCTTTGGTGCGGCCCTTGGCGAGCAGGATGACGTCGCCCTCCTCGCCTACTTCGGTGGGGAAGCGGTCGAGATCGTCGAGGATCAGGTTGGCCACCGACTTCTGCGCGTAGGAGTTGGGCGAGTTGCCGCCGGCGAGGAACAGCACGCCGCCGGGAAAGTCGATCAGGTCCTGACGATTGGAGGCGTCGCGCCGGCGATCGCCACCGAGCAGATCGCGAATGACCGGGGTTTCCTGCAGTAGCGGGTTCAACTTCTGCGTCTTCCAGGCGTCGCGCGATTCGAGCGTCGGCATCATGACCATGGTCGGCGCCGGGGCGTGGTCGAGGATGTAGCCGAGCCAATTGACGGTGGCTTCGGTCATGCCAACCTGGCTGGATTTCATGACGATAACGTCCTGCACCCGACTGGTAGCCGACAGGCAATCCATGATCTCGCGCAGGAAGGGGGTGCGCGATGTGCGCCAGCGGCCCCGCTCGCCGGACTGCTTGCCGGAGACGTAGCGGTGATCGTCGGCCCAGGCGGAGACGGTGATGAGCCGCCGCGGACTGGCGGCGCGCCAGAGGACGTCGAGGCAGTGGGAAGGCTTGGGCGCGTGTATGGTCATGTCACTTGATGCCCTTGGCCAAGGTGGCGCCGGCCGCCGCGGCGTCGAGCGCGGCTTTCTGCCGCTCGATGGCTTCGCCCAGTTGCACCAGGACGTTGCGGCAGGCCTCGCCGAGCTGGGCGTGGCATTCTTCGAGGCTCATGATCGGGGCGACCTGCGGCGCGATCTGGTCGGGGAAGACATCGAGTAGGCCGCGCAGCGTCGCGCCGACGAACTTGAGGGCAGCATCGACGTCGTTGCGGGCGATGAGCTCGCCACGCTTTTGCGCCATTTCCATTTCGAGCAGATTGGCGGCGGCGGTTTCCTTGCGCGCTTGCGCCATGCTGCGGGTCTCGACACCTTCCGGCCAGGGGATGGCGGGCGGTGTTGCGGCCGCGACGGCTTCTGTTGCGGCCGGTGTTGCGTCTGCATCCGGGGCCGTGGCGCGTTTTTCCGGGGCGGCTTGGGGGGATGGGCCGGGCGCGGCGGCGATCGCGTCATGGCGATAGGATTCGTGCCGCGCTTTGACGTCTTCGCGACCGCCGCTGCTGTCTGCGATGGCGCGGCGCGAGGCTTCGACATCGACCAGGCCGCCGGCCATGACCAGGCGGCCGTCCTTTTTCCAGCGGGTGACGGTGCTGCGATTGACGCCGAGCAACGCGGCGAATTCGGCCTGCTTGACGGCCTGGCTCATGGGCGCGCTCCGTGTTCCGGGTATGGCGGTCGTGTTCCGGGTACCCGGAACAGCGGAGAACCGCACCAGCACTGGTTTGTTCCGGGTGTTCCGGGTGTTCCATGTGTACACGCGTATGTGAGGATTGTGTGTATGTGGGCGCGCGCGAAGCATGTTCGTGCGTTCACATGCGCGCGGGTACCCGGAACACCCGGAACA